ACAGTAACTGCTCCACCTGTAATGAACGTGCAAGTTCCAGCGGTTGAAAACTCATAATATCCGCTTTTCCCTGGAGTAGGCGCACCCGCTACCGCATAAATTGCTCCAAGATAACCAGCACTCAAAACAGCTGAATTTGCGCTTTGCGCGGCTGCATTGGCTGCATCTTTAGCGTTGTTTGCTAATAATGCAGCATTCAGAGGATCTATATTAGCAATATCAATATATTGAACATCTCCAGTAATGGCATCTCCTATCATTAGCTTATCATTTACCGATAAGACTGTTTTTTTTGTCATCCCATTCCAAAACTTCATCTTCTAATCTCCTATTGCTTTAAATTTACATTTTGGTTTAAAATTCCGTTGGTCTCTTCTTTCTTTTCCAAAGTTCAAGAGTTCAACACACTGTTTCAAGTATTCCAGTCCGATTCTTTCAGCATCATTAGCAATTCTGACAATGGTCTTGTCGTCGACCGATTCGGAAAACTGGCCGTCTTTTTTTACCATTCCAAAGGCTGTCACGTTCACATTCTGATTCCTGACAAAGCGAGAATAAACCAGATAACCCATAGCCTTTTTCAAGCCATCACAGTGACGATTGTCATCATCGTAATAACATCCATCCAAAAGACTCACGATGGCATCAGGAAGAGGAACAGGAGTGCTAAGAAGACTATCCTTTATTGATTTCTCGATTAATAAGAATTGTTTCGCTCCAAGTTTTGGAAGTAGATAAAGCGTTTCGCATTCTTCAATGTAAGGAACGAGCCTTTTATCATCGTTCAAATTCTCAGCAATCGGTCTAACCGAACGGATTGAATCAGGTGTAATTATCATACTGTTTTAGGTGTTGCGGGAATTAAACCATTAGCTTCATCATCAGATAAACCGAAAAGCGTTTTTGCTATGCTTATTTTCTGTTCAAACAGCAAAGTCTTATCATTGACCAAAAGAATGATTTCTTTCAACTGGGAGTCTCCCAAACGGTCTGCAAGGGTCATTTCAACTTCATAAGAAAGTGGAGTGATAGAATAGTTACCGGTTGTTGGTTCAAACCAATGCTGAAAGATGGTTGTGAAAGTTCTTTCGAGAACTAACCTTTCATTTTCGGTTGCTGAATTATAGTAATTATAAGCATTGAGCATTAAATCAGCTCCGAAATTGGCACCCACATTTTCAGCCCTCAAAATAGGCGGTTGATTGAATGCCTTTCCTATGTTCGCCTGAGAACTGGCTAGAGTAACATTGAACTCTTTGTCGTAATTAGTTCCCTTAAATGACACGAATTCAGGTTTAGTATCGCCATCCTCTAGCTCAACGTACATCATTTTACCGGCTTTATCATCTCCCTGAAACTCTTTAACCGCTACCTCTAGTTCACTTTGTTCTTCCTTTCCCTCTTCAGCAGCGGATTTATTCGTGTTGGCATAATTAATGAGCATTCCTGCTGTCAGGAAGTTATTGCGAGCATTTCTGTTGGATACATTTGCAATTCCCTCTTCAGTATTCATGTCTGTGATTACAGCATCATAAATTGGAAGAGGATAAACACGTTCTCCCTCGTTGGAAAAATAGAATACCTGGCCCTTGTAGTTTGCCCAACCACCCGCTGCATCAACTTGCTTTTGAATTTCTACCGGATCAGGATTAAAGAAGTCGATAAAATGAATATCATCTTTTTTCCATTTGCGTAAATTAATGAAGCGCTTACCCCAGTCGTGGTGAATAGCTACTTTATCAAAGAATCCAGTATCGGGATCGAGTGCTTTGAAACGACCTTGTTCAAAAGGAATATGTTGAAGTTCGCAAATCTGAAAATTCGCATTAAAATTTACGTGAATAAGGAAACCGCCAAACTCTGCCAAATCTTTAGAAACCTGATCAGAAATATAATCATTGGTATGTCCTAACCGGTTGACAATTTTCTTATAGAAATCTTTGTCCTCAAAGCCTTTACCGCTGATAAATTTTGAATACACACTTACGCAACTTTTCCCGGTACCTGAAGCATCTACAACCTCCATGAGTTGTTGTGGATAGTCGTTATGTTCGCCATAAGACTGAACTCCTAAACCACGATCGTTTCTGAGTTCAAATCTTCTGTCTCTTTTTAGTACGGTTGCTTTCATTGGTAAATGATTAGTGGCGGGGACTGGACTCGAACCAGTGACCTAAAGATTATGAGTCTTTCGAGCTACCAACTGCTCTACCCCGCTGTTTTGGAAAAACCTACACTCCAAAAAATGTAGGTTTTTTAATTTTAATTTTGAAACTGATTAAACCAGTTGAGCGGTTGCTCTATCAATCAATTCAGTTAAGAAGCGTTGAGTCAGGTTTTTAGTTCCTACTATTTTCGTTTCTTTGAATGATTCTTTGATGGCTGTTTTAGTAGTGCTGGCTTTCAATTGTTCTACAATTTGAGCTACAACAACATTTTCAGCATCAACCTGAGCTTGAATAGCTAACTCCAAAGCTTCTTTTTCTGCTTCAGTTAGTTCCGGTTCAGTTCCTGGCAATTGATAAGCCTCAATCAGTTCATCAACATTTTCAGGAAGTGTTTCAAATTGCGCTCTGCAATTTGGATTTGACTTCAAGTGATACAAAGCCAAATCATCGGTGATGTTGGCATTGGAACAAAGCAAATCATTATCCCAGTTTACAGTGTCCTGTAAAAGTGCTCCGGCTAATAGCCAGAAAAGGCATTTTTTAATATTTTCCATAAGATTTTCTTGATTGTTTTTGTATGAAAATAAAACTGCTCACCATTCAGCAAACAGTTTTATTTCAAGATTTTTTAAGCTACTAATCCAGCAAGCATTGTTTCCGTTGCTGTTACCGAGGTGATGAATACTGATTTTGGAAGTGAAGTTTCTTTCGATTTTGCACCTGATCCAAGTTCCAATTCATAGACAACTTTATCAGCCATTGCGGTGGATGACTTCATAGCCATAAGTTCAAGACCGGCATCCCAGCCGTAAGCTTCGTACTTGATTTCACCATTTGCTCCGAGCTCTTTGTTCTCAACAATTGCTACAACGCGGGCTAGTTTCAAACTTTCAACGAAAGCTTTCCCTGCTTGAGTTTTTGAGAAAATACGAAGTGGAACTTTATGGTCGAAATCTGAGTAGTAAGTTCCTTTTGCAAGGTCAGAACTCGGATCGTATGAATTATCAAGCGTTTCAAAAATGTAGCCCTTTTTAGTGGCATTCATAATGATACTTGAAATTACATTATTGGTCACAACGGACGATGATTTATTGATGTCTGAGTAACTCAAAAGACATACTTTTGAACCAGTTCCAGCGATGGCATTCCGGCTTGCAGATACTGCAACTAAGCCGGCAGTGATTTGAGATAAATCCATTTTGTTTCTCCTTTCTAAATCTTAGATTGAAAGCGAAACTCTACAATCAAGTGAATTCCGCTTTCAATTTTCAGATTTTTTTTAAATGGCTAACTGGAAGAGAGCCGGGTTTAAAATCTTTGCATCTGCTTTACCCATCGCTTCAACTTTCACTTTCCGCTGATCATCGTTGTACCAAACTTTCATATCTCCGAAAGCACTGATTGAGTCAACACCAACGGCCACTAAATCTTTAGAGATGAACAAAGCGCGGTGTGGGTTATTCAATTTTGTACCGTTGTCGTAAAATTCGGCAATCATCGCATCCCATGTAGGAATTGGCATTAGCGGAATTCGTCCGATTTTGAGTGTTTTCACGCCCTCGGTCAAATTGGTGTACATGCTTTCAATAGTAGTTCCCTGTAGTGATTGTTCGTATGCATCATAAACTGATTGCGTACAAATAATCATTGCAGTTTTTGAATTCCTAACCTGAAGAGGTGCTTTGTAACGAAGCGACTGCAAATAGGTTTTTGAGTTAGCCGGGGTCAATTCTTGAAGAGCATAAGTAGCAGCTGCATTTTCAGCAATTGTAACTTTCTGTTTTGGATTTGCTGTCAACTGCAAAAGCAATTGTTTCCAAAATCCGTCAATCATTGTGAAATACTTCTTGTCAATACCTGCTGTCAACTTACCACCATTGGCGATGTTATCTTCAGCTGTATCGTTGAACCAAAACAAACGGATAATGAAATCTTTCACAGAGTTAGCCAAAGCTTCCAGAATGATATTCATATAATCGCTTGAAGTGAAGTCATTGTATGAAGTTCCAGTTTTCATGCTGTATACAGCTGCTGTTGCTTCAATGTCAACACGTTTTTGGTGAATAAGGATTTCCCATCCCTTTGGAGTCCACTTGATCTTTCTGGTACTGATTGAGTACGCTTGAGCAACAGGATCACCATCGCCAGTTTGTTGAGCAACGCCAACTAAACCACCCTTACCTATGAATCCAATTTCTTTGTCATACTCAATTCCCTCAAAAATTGTATGGATGAGCGACACTTCAGGAGCTTGAATTACTTCATCCCAAAGCAGTTCTTTTACCGCGCGGATTTCTTCAGCGGTAAAGGTAAATTTCGTAAAATCTAATACTGGTGTTGCCATTATTTCTTTCCTCCTTGCATTACAGCACGTTTTTCGCGAGCTTCGTTTTTCAATTCTTCAGCCGTTAAGGCTTTGTTAGTTTGCTTTCCAGGAACGCGAGTTCTCGGAGTTGCAACGAAATTACTTTGAACATGATTGCTCAGTTCTGTAATCATGTTATTAGCTTCTTTCAATGCATCAGTTAATTGGCTAACTGTGTTTTGAAGATTTTCAACTTCAGTTGCATCTGCTTGTGGTTCTGTGATTTCTGTCACAACTCCATCGGCTATTGTAACCGTACGTTCGTCAGGTAATTCGTAAGTTCCATCGGGAGAGGCAGCATCACCTACAGCAATGCTGTCATCCTCTTTTTCCGTTGTGAACAACACCACACCTTCGGCATCCTTGAACTCGAAGTTCACAGGTTCGCCGCCTTCTGTCAGATTCAATAATTTTTTACCAAGCGCTTTCGCTTCGTTCAAAATGTCCTGAACCGTTTTTGTTGGTTTACTCATTTTGGTTTTTGGGTTTTTGTTAGTACTGTAAGTATTTATTTTAGAAATAAATCCGTATTGAATAAGCTCCTGAGCAGTTCTCATTTTTTCCTCTTTCATAAGGATTTCGAGCTCTGCACGATCGTAAGCTGTTCGCTCTGCATAGATATCTAAGATTGCATTTTGCTCTCTGTCAATTTCATCAGCTAGTGTTCTGAGTTCATCAGCTCTTAGGAAATCCCAAGAACCTCCACGAACTTCGTGAATGAGTGCTCGGCTGTTTGGGTTTGCTGTACGGTTTTCTTTTGGAGCTGCTAAGAGTAGGATAATAGCCATTGAGTGACAACCGCCCTCGATATTGCAGAATAGAGTTTTGCCTGAAGTACGAAGAACGTCATAAATGCGAAGACCCTCAGAAACAATTCCACCATCACAATCGATGTTGAACTTGAATTCGTTTTCTTCTGGGTTTTCGTCAAAGACTTTATGAATAGCATCAGCCGAAAAAGCAAAAGGATCTTCTTCTCCGAAAAAGGAAAAGAAAATATCTTCTTTGTCAATTGGCTTGTAAACTCTGATTTCTTTCATTTTTGATAGTCTATGATACTAGTTGAGCTTATTTGATACTTGTCGTATCAATTTTTCACAAAATTAGAGTATCTGAAAATCCTTTGTTTTTCAATTTTTTGACAAATAAAAAGAGCCGGACTTCACAGCCTGGCTCTCTCACACATATAACAACAAATTAATAATTAGCCCTGTCTTGTATTTTGGTGTAGTTTTGATCCGCTTTTCTATAGTCTTCGACAGCAACAGCAACTTTTATTTTTGCAACAGCTTTTTCCATTGCTGCTTGTATCTGATCCGGTGTGAGTGTGTTTGAACTTACCGCCTGTCTTGATGCAAAACCACCATCACTATTGAAAGTTGGAGAGTGAGCAAATGCAGTTCCGCCACCGGCTTCATTGAGCATGGATAGGATAGGAGCGAACATCGCTGTACTTCGTTTATTTATTATTGCTTCACCGCCCTCTGCTTCAATAGGTATTCCGCCCTGTGCGTGAGATGGTCCTTTCAACAATAATCCGCGTGAAGCTTTTGGAAGTGGACTGGCCATCATTGCAGCTTCTTGAAGTGCTCCGATACCAATTGCAACCGGAATCATTGATGAAGCAATTCCGACTGATGGAATTAGTAACGGATTCAATGCTGCAGCAGCTGTCAACTCTGCTACTTTGAGCGTGATCTTCCCAACTTCCTCCACGGTTGAAACTCCGATGTTGAACATGCTTGCAGCCCTGTCAAAGATGGCTTTGTCTCGAATAGCTTTTCTTTTCTCCTTTTCGAGTGCATCCGTTTTCGCTTTGGCTTCCTTGTCAATGCGAGCTTTCTCTTTCTCAGATTCCTGCTTTGACATTGTTCCGGCTTTCTCTTTTTCATCAACAGCCGCTTTTTGGTCAGATTGGGAATTTGTAACGGCGCTTACTTCATCGTCTAGTTGTTGAAGCTTATAATCAAACATGCCGTCGCCAATAGCCCTGAATGTTTCTGCAAGTTGAGCGTAAAGCTGTTTCTTTAATTCAGTAAGTTGCTTTTCTGTTTCTTCCTGTTTCTTAGCAGAATCAGCGTGCGACTTTGCTATGTCCTCATTTGATTTTATTGCAATGGCTGCTGAATCATTGGCATACTTTATCTTTGTATCAGCAATCTGTTTTTCAATTTCGGCTTTCTGATCAGCCGAAAGATTTTGCAGTTTTAGTTCTTTGCTAAGTAAATCAAGTGAAGTATTGAAATCAAGCGTTCTATATTTTTGAGCAATCTCTAATTTTTCTTTTTCATATTCGACCGCTCCAATTTTACCCGCTGCGTATTTTTTTGAGAGTTCGTTTAACTCGGAGCTCTGATCGTTCGAAAGTTCTTGTTTCTTTTTTTCTAAAGATAATTTGTAATTTTTGAGAGATTCAGCTAATTGTTGTTTCTCAATGTCGGTGAATCCTTTTTCAGTTTCTCGTTTCAGATTTGAAATGTCCTGAGCGAGTTTCTTTTCAACAACCAACTTTTGTTTGCCGGTTAATTTGTTTTGAGATATTTCAAATTCAGCATTTGTTTGTAGGGTTTTGATTTGATTGGCTTCGTAATCAGAGAGAGCCAAAATTCGCTGTGAATAACTTTTTTTTGTATCTTCAACTATCTCTTTGTACTTCTGTGAGATAGTTGACTGGGAAATATTAAACAAATCATTCTCCGCTTTATGCAATGCCTTTGCAATTTCCTCTCTTTTCTTAGCTGCTTCTTTGGCATCGGCTACAATCTTATCATTTGCCGCTTTCTTTTCAGCTGCATCAGCCAGAACCAGTTGCGATTCTTGTGATTTCAAACGCATTGTATTGGTGAAATACTCCGTTTTGGCGTTGTTGATATCCACTTGAAGTTGAACATAAGCATCTTTCTCCTCTTTAGTGAGCATTTTATAGGTTTTACCCTCTTCAGCCATCTCCTTTTTGCGGAGTTCGAACTTCTCAGTACGGTTATCAGCTATCTCTTTTTGCTTTTTCATCTCCAAAGCATCAGCTTCTTGTAAGAATTTAAGCCGTTCCTGAATGGAAAATTTGTCTTTTTGACGTGATTTGTTCCGTAGTTCTGCAATTTCAAGTTCTTCCTTTGATGATTCAAGGCTTTGAGCTCTTATTTTAGCTGATAAAGCCTGTTTTTCTTTTTCCAAAGCAATGGCTTGTTGTGATTTTTCAGCGATAACATCAAGTCCAGGGATATATTTAGCAATAGCGAGAGTAAGGTTTTCTATTGCCTGAACTCCACTAAGTAACCAACTAACAAACTGTGTGAATATATTTACAATCACTTCGAGAATCACTTTGAAAGGTGCCATTATCTGATTCACCTTATTCGTAACTTCACCATTTGACTCCATGGCTTTAGCAACCATCATAACAGTTACTGCTATGGCTGCCAAAATTGCCACTATAGGATTCGCCAGAAGCGATAGAAGCGATGTTCCAAAAGCTTTTACACCTGATACACCTTCTGTTATCAAAGCTTTTCCAGCCTCTTTTCCACCAGTTGCTAAACCTGTCAGTTTTCCGGCAAATCCATCACTCAAACCGAGTGCAGACATTATGTTATTTTTGTACTCTCCAATAGTACGGTGAAAGTCACCAAGCCCACCCTCAGTTTTCTTCAACTCAGTAGCAATACCTTTGATACTATCACGCAAAGCCGTTCCTTCTGCTGAATTCTTTTGCTCTTTTGACAGCTTATTGTATTCGGCTGTAAGAAGTGATAACTGTGCTTTGAGTTGGTCGTTACTATCTTTTTGAGCTTGCTGCGATTTGATTGTATTATCAATCGTTTTTTGCTGTTCTTTAGAGGTAGCTGTAAGATTACGGATTTCAGCACCATAAGCCTCATAGGCTTTGCGACCCTCTTCAGTTGTTTGGTCGAGTCCTTTTTGCTCGCTTCTTAAATCTTCAATAGCTTTCTTTGTGACTGCTAAATCAGCAATCATTTGTTTAACCTCAAGTGATACGGTTAAGAGAACTTTTTTTTCTGTAGTATCTGACATGGTTTATAATTTTATGAGTTGGCATTTAGTGAGCTCTCCGCTAATGTAATTGACTATCTTATTGACATAAAAATAAGCTCCGTACTTTTGAACGTAAACTGGGATAAACATTTGAGGAACTCCATTTATTATTGAATTGTATCGTTTTACATCCTCATCTTTAAGACTTAGAAATTCTTCATTAATCTTGAAATTGTCAAGCATAGCTGCTAGTTCAGGGTAAAATGAATCAACAAATGACTGAACAGTTGAGTGACGTGCGTATTTTTGACCTGATGCAGTCATAATATCGACTATGTGAGGCTTTCCACCTTTGAATGAGACAACTCCCTCGCTGTCTTTTTCTTCAAGTGGTATGTTGGCTATTTGCAAATAATCAATCCCTGATTCAAACTTTATACTAAATAAATCTTTCCATTTGTCCAGTATATCATTTTGAATAGTGAAATTTCCCTTGTCGATGTAACCGTTAGCATCGGCTTCAAAAGAGATGTAATTATTTTGTGCATATCCAGATAAAATAAAGCTTGTTTCCGGATCGCCGGCTTGAATCTTATCACTCCAATCTATAGCGTTGACTTTGTTAGCATATAAATTTTTCATTGATAAAGCATATACTTGTTTTGACTTGTTATCAACCAAAACAGTTAGACCGTACAACTGTACAAAGGATTTGAATAGGTCTAATTTTGTATCAAAACCTATATTCCTAGCAATGTCTATATCTCCATATCCATCAGTTCCCGACCAAATAACTATTCCAACATTACCGGTTATTGATACAGAATTATTTGTTTTTATAGTTAGCTGAAGTTCATCGCCATAATTAAGAGCCAATATCTGAGCAAACTGATCGCCAGGAGAAAGAACATAATTATTTACAAGAATTATTTCAGCCCCTCCACCTGCAGGGAATTTACTTGCTCGTATTGTTAGTGTATAAGGGTTTGGTTCATTATCTACATCTAATCGAAATGTGCAGCCAAAACTTGCTTTATATTTAAGAATAGATGTAGTGCCATTTAGATATGATGATAGATTATTTTGAGACCCTGCTGATGTAACATTATATTTTACATATCCTGTAGAAGTGGACCCGTTTTGTGAGGCTTGTCCACTGTAAGGAGTGAAACTACTCATATCAGTATCAAGTGAACAGATAGAAATCGCCTTTGTATTCCAATCAGAATTTGTAAGATTTGTATTTAGCGTGAAGCCTGTAGGCATTAAATTTTCAATTACTCTACGAAACCAAATAAATGGATATGCGTGTAAAAGAGAATTATCAACTACGCTTGAACCTCCGGTTATGAATGTAGCATTTGCATAAACATATTTAGTATCTGAATATCCAGAACCGTTCGTGTGAGCTGCACGTTGAAAATAACCAAGATTAATCTCAGATATTTTTTGATTTGCCATTAATTCAAAAAAATCAGCAGTCCCGGAAAGAATCTGAGTTTCAAAAAAATCAGTAACTTTATCCAGTACTAAAAAAGAACCCTCTCCGGCTAAAACTGTATCATTGGAAAAAAGTCTACAATTATGTTTTTGATACGGGAAAACTGTAACAACATCGAACTGCTCTGACATTCCAAAAATCAAACAATTTTTTTTTGTTGGTGGAAGCTTCAAAGCCTGTGAGTAGTTGGCTTGTCTATCTTTGAGTTCAGCAATATTATTCGCCTGATAATTCATCGCGGGTTTGTCATCTCCCATGTCTGCAATCTTCCAAATGCCGTTGAGGTCTTCTACATATAGTTGATACATTATTTCATTCTTTTAATAATTCGACTTATTGTTTCTTCACTTGTACAGAAGTTCTCTGCAGTGTTAGTTCTGGCTTGCATGCAGGTAGTGATTTTTCGCTCTTTCAAATAGAATTCGTAAATTTCAATATCTCGTTGAACTGATTGACGCAATAAACCCTTTGACATTAGTTTATCTAATATCGAAGCATCTATTGTTTGTATCAGTTCGTAAGCGCTCATTAAAATTGTAGTTGCGGAGTTGGTAATGTGAAAGTAAATTCCAGTTCATTCAAAATGTTGTGAGTATCATTTTCGTTTTCGCCCTTATCAATGATAAGCGTTTGCCAGCTTTGAGTAACTTCATTGAACCATTCAATTTGAGGTGAATAAATCAACTTGCTGATGCAATCGTACTCATTGGCTGTTAGACCTTGTGCTCCAACTTTTACTTTCTCAGCTCCCTCCACCGACAACAGTTCTGTGAATCCATTTGCTGTTTGTTGGTCAGTTACTATAGGTTTGATTGTTTTGATATTTGTAACTGAGCTAGTGAAGTATTGCCGGTAAGAGAACATCCAATAATCAAAACCGCCTTGTCTGTTTTTCCACTTGATATAAAAAGGATTTTCGGGCATGATTGGGTTATCGATCGGCAAAATGAATTGTTTGTAATCAGCATCAACATCTGTCCAGGCTATTCCATTGCCGAAATTATCCTCAATTACTCTCCCTTGATTATCACGTAAGAAACAATCATAGTTTTGGTTTCCTATTTCAACTGAGTAGTGAGCTGCTGAAATTGGAAGTACAAAAACATTTGCCGAAACCTGAGCGAACGCATCACCATCAAAGCGAATGTAAGTTTGTCCAGTCCGGAAAGAGAAAGCCACTATCTCAAGCGGATAACCGGTATATCGTTTCAACTTATCAAATCGTGTCATGAAGTGTCCACGCCTGTCTGTTAGGTTTGATGTCTCCTGTACCTGAGCAACTGCATTGATGGCCGTTGCGTTGAAAATAAATGTATTATCCATATCAAAAACAGAGTACTCAACAAAGAATTGTTTATCAATCCAACACAGTGAACCTGCTATCGCTACTACTCCTGAACTCATTGCATTTCGTAGGATTCTTTGAATGTCAAAATAGCAATAGCCATTAAAACATTCACGCTCTACAGTGATTATGTCACCGATTCTGTTATCTAAATCAGTAATCAGACCGAGTGCTATTTGAAGCGTTATTGTTGAATCTTCTATTGAAGTTACTTTGATAATGCAAGGATTAAAAGCCGTATGCAGTTCTGAAGGATGTTGAGTGATTACCATGGTTTAAAAATTGAATATGTCGTTGATTAATTCTGATTCGTAATAGTTCATTATTCTGATTGGTAGCCGTCTGTTGAAGTTCTCAATCGGAGTATCGAATATGTCTTGTTGTTGTCCTGATCGATAAAGCTTTGTTCCCTCTCTGATTATCTTCCATTTTACACCGTTTGCCCATTGATTGAATTGCTTTTCACTTGAAAAAGATATTCCTTTTGCGGTTGCCCACTTCTGAATTATCTCAATGAAATCTTTTGGCAATCCTCCGGGCTTTCTTCCTCTCTCAAGTACTCCGACGTATTTGGCACCAGTTAATGTTCCTTTTGTTTCGCTGGCTTGAATTCTGAACGATGCTCTTGTTTTTCCTGAAGCAACTTGTCCGGATTGTTCGTGCCGTTCAAAAATCTCATTCTCTAAGATTTCCAGTTCTTCATATAAGATTTCTTGAACTGTCATGATCGCTTAAATTTGTCTTCAATTACTTTGTTATACCTCGTTTGAAATTTGCTCTCTTCAAGGTCAGTATAAAGGATTCCGAACACCTTTGCATATTTCCACTTTAAAACTTCGTCAGGGTCAATGCTGTATGCTTTCGCCAGTGCTTTGATAGTTCCGAATTCTCCAATGTTTTGCATGAGTTCTTTTACTCCAGCTCTTTTCTCTTCAGGTGTTGGTTCGTAGACTAGCATCGTAGCTTCAGTTTCAATCCAAAATTTCAACCCGACAACTATTTCTTTAAAGTAATCAACTAATGACAGGTAGTCTTTTTCTTTTGGAGCGATGTTATGCAGACAAACAAATACTTTCTCGAACTTCTCCACCTCATCCGCTTCACTGGCCATTATCTTTCCTAACTCGATACGTTGACCGAATGTCATGTTTCCGGCTTTGATATCGATTTTTACCAGCTTCCGAGGCGGGGGCGGTGGTGGATTTCTAAATTTTGGTATTCCTGTATTCATTTTCAATTCTCCCACATTCATTTTCTCAGTGTTCTTGATCAATGTTATTGATTTGATTAGAAACTAAGAATCCAATAACTACACCGATTACAAAAGCAGCCACATAAATTGCTATTTGTATTGTTTCTTTAGATATCCACATGATTAAAAGTTTTGTTTGCAGTTGAATTGCAGCATGATACTAATCTCATTCGCATCGAAGCGAGGGAGTGGAGTATAAAACTTCCAGCTATCCACACGGTCAAAGGTGCCACACTCATTGTATTTTTGCATGAATGGGAAAATGATTTCACTTTCAATCTGTGAGCGTATGGCTTCACGCTCCACGGCTGATGTTTGAAAGTCAGCGAACCTACAAAAGTAAATTTGCACCTGAGTAGTCTTTTGAGGAACAAACGGCTTTCGTTCATATATTCCTTGAGTAAATTCCTCAATGTAGGCAAAAGCCGAATCAAGCGTTTTTTCATCCGCTTTAAGATTCATCATTCTGTTTTCTTCATACTCAACCGGATAAAGAGGTTTGAGTAGATTACCATCTTCGATGCTTTCGATAAGCGTTTTAATCTCGTTAATCATGATAGATTTTGTTACGTTGTTTCATCCTGATTCCAATACCAACCAAAAGAAGCATAAAGCTTACAAGTGCCAACTTCCAAGCCAGTGAGAAATTGAATAGCATGTAACCCAGCGAGCAGTAAAAGCACGCAACGATTACTCTTAAAATGACATTAATTGTTTTCATTAATATGATATTTTGCGTATCCCTTTGGATACAGGTTTTATTAAAAAGTACATTCCCATTATCAACATATCTAAGTAATCGGGTGAATTGCCGAGTATGGCTTTCATTTCCTCTTTGCTGATTATTCGTTTCTTTTGAGTGTCATCAAGTCCGCTAACCTCTTTGAGAACTCCGAGCTCTTCCTTGATTGCTTCCTCTTGTTCCTTTGTACAAATGATTCTCAACTCTCTTTTATTGATGACATCAGCAAGCTTGTAAGCACATTCAGACTTTAAGTTTGCGTATTTTGTTGAGTTGATTGCTACAGCTCCGTTGTGAAACTCTTTGATACCCTCGATATAGCTTTCGAGAAAAGAACCTAACCCGTCACTATCTGCAACCGTTTTACTTCGCCCAACTCCATCGGCTGCCATCAATGCTTTCAAATCCGTTTCAATCATCTTTCCCGGACTGTAAGGTTTGTCAATGGCAACCCTTACAACTAAACCTCTCCAAGAACCAGCGACAAAGCGGTCACGTCCTTTCATTGCTAAGTCAGCGCTGATACTTCTATCACTCCCGGCTTTTACGTGTTCGTTAGTGAAGCAATCACATATAGCATCGTAATCAACTAATAGTGTTGGGTCATCGTCAAACTCCCAGTTTCCAAAGAGTAAGCGTTCTTTTTGATTCTTTGAAAGCGTTCTTTCAAGATTGAGCAAATAGCCTTCAGGGAGTTGTTTATTATCTTGTGGAAGAGCCTGAACAAATCGTTTCCAACTTTCAAGCGTTCCATCCTTGTGCTTTTTGTAATAATCCGAGTAAAGAAAATTCTTTGCCGGATTGCAAGTGATCAGCAACTTTGGAGCTAAATTGTAAATGTCATTCTTCCACCTTCCTATACTAGCCTGTAGATTACTTTTTGCTTCAACATTGAACTCTCCACCCTCTTCAATCATTCCGCGTGTCATTTGCATTGAACCAAAACGCTGATACATTGGGTCAGTTGGTTTATATGCAGCATCCAAAAGGTAAACACGGCTTTTATTATAAAGCTGAAAGTAGTTGTCATTGCCCTGGTACCTGAAATATTTCTGTGTCAACCCCCAATCAGCAAATACTTCGTGGATAGATGGAATTGTGTACTTTCTTAAATCGATCAGCTGTTTACGTGAAATGAAATAAAAGGTTTCCGGATAAGTAAGAGCATCACTGAATATCAAAGAGCAACCTAAATATGTTTTACCTGAACCTTTTGAGCCGCCATAAGCAATGTCTGTTACAGAATCATCAGTCCACAACTTGCAAACTTCCTTTTGCTTTTCGTTTCCGTGTGTGTCGAATGTGATTTCCATTATATTACTTTCATCCCTGTTATCTGCTCAAGTACAATACTTCCCGACATTTCCACTTTAGTAGGAGCTCCAATGCCAAGTAATTTGCAACGCTGTTCAATACACCACTGAATTCCGGCTAAGTATCGAGGGTCGCCCATGTTTACCATCTCAGTGTCATTGAACTCAGTTGTTTCTTCAATTGGTTTTTTCACCAACCTTGAATTGGTATTGACAACTGTCTTCTTTTTAATCGATTTCTTTTTGCGATCCGCTTTTGATTTTTCCCACACATTCCAGTATTCCAATTCAAGGACATTGATTTTTTCTAATTCAATGGTCAAATGATACTGAATCAAATCATTTCTTTGAGTTTGGAAAGCTTCAAGTATAGCTTTGACATCATTTCTAACTGTTTCATAAGAAACCGAACGCCCTGTTATCTCAGAACATCGTTTAGCTATTTCTCTGAATGAGAAGCCTTTCAGATAAAGCGGAGTGATGACATTCCTGTCTTCATCAACTTCTGTTTTTTTTCGTGGATTTCCCATTTTGTCAATCTCTATAGTGTCAAGCGATATGCTTCGATGATTTGTTTGTTAAAGTCCCAGTGTTTACCGTTTGGGAGAGGTAAAGAGAATTCATGGTTAAGCGCCCAGATTGTTTCATCAATCGTGTTAGGTTTCTCATTAATTGCTTTAACCTGAAAGCTAGATTTCTGCAACTCCTTACTCATTGGCTGTCCACCGTCAAAGATTTGATACTTTGTTCCTATGTAAAAGTTGTTCAGGAGTTGAATGTCTTCGAGTGTGTGGTATTTCTGAAAGTACCATTCACCATAGCGGAATGTTCCTGTGAATCCATTCTTATCAACGAAAAGACCGGTTCCACGGTGATCACTTGAATTCTTTCTATCTGCTGTCTTTTCTTTGAATTGCAGTGGAATTCCGGAATAGAAAATTATTCCACCTTGTTTGCATAAAGCAGAAAGGCAAATCAGAACAGCCTTTTCATCTTCTTTGCTGTTTACTGAGTTGAGAACTGAGTCGCATATCACGACATCATATTGACCTTTTGTTTTCAAATGGTTTTCAATCTGTCTGAAATCTCTGCGGATTTGGTCCACCCAAATAGAATCTTTCCCAGGTTTGCGGTGAAAGAATTCAATTGCATGAATGTTATACCCTTTTGCGTTCAGCATTTTTGCATAGTCTTTTTGCCCAGCACCGAAATCAAGTATTGACATTTCCTTTGTGATGAATGGAAGTACCTGTGTTTGGTATAGCGTTGACTTTGTTCCATGGCTATCTTCACCCGCTGCGTTCTTTCTTAATCTGAACTTCTGGGCCAGGGACTGAATGTAAGTTTTCTTTTCAATGTGAGTGTATTCAAATTCTCCATACTCTCTTCCGAAATAATAAGCTACTTTCTTTGTCAACTCTTGAGGAACTGCATAAACGAGCAGGTCAAGTCCGAGAAGTTTCACCGCTTTTGCATATACTGAAGAAACAAATATATTTCCACTCAAGTCACAGATAGCATTTGCGAACTGGCCATAACGAAGTATCATTTTTGAAAGCTCATTGACAAAGTGATTCTTTTCTCCGGACTCAATGATTTCAATATCTGAGTTGCAAATCACATTGAATCCCTCTTTCAGTTCTGAATTTACTTTGAGTATTGGAGCGCGCTCGTTTATCTCGCACTCACAGAAGTTGTGAAGTTGATTGAATCGTACTTCGTCTGAAGAATTTACGCCTGTCAGAACGAATGCCGGCATTGTTTCAGCCCCCATGGATGCACTTGCTTTTGAACGTTGGTGACCTGCAAGAATCTTGTTATCTTCCGATCGGATAATGATTGGCTTGATAACTCCAAGTGTACGAATACTATCTTGAAGTTCCGCCAATGCTTCAGGGGAAAGATACCGGGGGTTATAGTCCGCCGGGTTTAATTTTGAGATTTGGATTTGTTCAACGTTTAGCATGATAGTAAAGATTGAACGAACCCTAATAGAGTTCCATTGAGTGAGAAATAAGAATCTGCTTTTGCATTGAGTCCTGCCAGTTCGATATCGGAAAGAGGAATTTTGTAACCACCGAATTTCATGTAATCAATTCCGGTTGTTGGTTCAAATTCTACATTGGCCAGATTTAATTCTTCTTGATCCGGAAAGAGGTTTTCGAAATCTGAGGTATTTAATCCGAATTCCTCCAGTTCTTGTTTAGTCCAAAGGGCTTGAAAAACTTTTTCATCCCAATCACCGCCATCGTTATTGGCAGCAATACAGGCTTCACGGAATTCTTCTGTTGTGAATTCAACTTCGCGATATAAATACTTGTTTCCGTTCCACTCAATGAAACCCAGTGCAACTGTCTTATCAGGTAGGGGAGTGGTGAAAGAATCAATGTAGGTTATACTTGAACCGTCAAAGATTGTGGAGCGTTGGTTTCCTCCAACATAGGCTTTGTTATTTCGGCAATAAACTACACCACCCAAGTCTCCAAACTTCGCTAAATGGTTGGTAAGTTGCTCTTTCTGAGAACCGCTTATCTTTCTGGGGTTATCTTTGAACTGGAGTGAATTGCTTATTTGATTTTGTGCTTGATTCATACTGTTGAATTTTTGCACAAATTTCGGTTACTTCTGTTTGAAAATCAGGGTAAATTTTTAGAAAAAGTGTTACATTCTGCTCAAAGTAACAAATTCTTTGTTGCGGTATTCCTAATGTTTCGGCCAGTTCTTTCTTATATCCACGGGGTAATTTGGTTTTATTTATGGTTATAAGCAATACGCCAACGAATAAAGCTTTGAATTTTGAAGCTTCGCGATTGTATGGCCGCTCGATCACTTGACTAACTTTCAGTTCCTGGACTACACAAAAATTAATGAATAGCAACTCAACATCAATCTCCATTGATACTTGTGATTTATACTGCTCGAACAGTTCCGGATTAGATTGCTCGAGCAGCTTTGCGATTGATATGTATTGTTGATTAGTCATTTTCTTACTCGTGTTGTATCATAAAGTCCTTTCATATTT